AGTAATCAGACTAAATGGAAAGGTCAAACACTCGTGCTCTCCAGCACAAAACCTACTAGGACTGGTTACTCGTTCTTAGGATGGTCTACGTCATCAACTGCAACATCTGCTTCATGGGCAGCAGGAGCAAATTACACCACAGACGCTGCAGCAACTCTTTATGCAGTATGGAAGGCTAACACATACACCGTTAAATATAACGCAAACGGCGGCTCAGGAGCACCAGGTAATCAGACTAAAACATATGGCGTAGCCCTCACTCTATCAAGTACAAAACCTACTAGAGCTAACTATAATTTCAAAGGTTGGGGTACGTCAGCATCTGCAACTACTGTATCTTACGCGTCTGGTGCAAGTTATACGGCCAATGCAGGAATAACACTATACGCAGTATGGGAAATAGCTTATATAAAACCAAGGATATCCAATGTGTCTATTGTTAGAAGCGACTCTAGCGGAACTGCAGCAGATGACGGCACGAACGGCCTAGTCGTATTTGACTGGGAATGCGATCAAACCGTAAGTTCAATAGTGATCAAGTGGAAATTGCCCTCGGATACGACATGGACGAGTTCTACTGTAACTGCTAGTGGAACGAGCGGTACTGTCTCTCACGTAATTGGTTCGAATGCTTTAAGTACGGAATCGTCTTATGATATACATATTACTGTTACCGACGGTGGTGGTAGTTCTTATGCGGTTGGTACTTTAACTAGTATGAGATTTGTTGTAGACTTCTTAGCTGGTGGTAAAGGCGTAGCCTTTGGTAAAGCTGCCGAGTTAGATGGCGTCGCCGAATTTGAATTTGAAGGTAAATTTAATAGCGCCGTATATGGTAACGCTTTGGGTATGGGTAGACTTCCCGAAATTCCTGCTAATGCAGATTTTAATAACTATATGGAAACTGGTTGCTATGCGGTTTATCGAAATGATAATGCTTCTACCATAGCGAATATGCCCGTAGCAAGAGCTGGACGTTTAGAAGTGTGGTCGGCAACCGGTGAGGGAATTCGTAGTGAACAGTGGTCCTACTTACGCCAAAGATTCGTTCCGTATAACATCACGAACGCTGTATGGGAAAGAGATATTACTAGAAATTCGGACAATGTTTGGACGTATTACGATTGGTATCGAACAACCCTTACTCCAGATGCATCTAGTAAAGTCTATCACGAGCAAAAAATATTATGGGAAGGCACTAGATATATGACTGCTGATCATACCATAAATTTGGCCGAAGCCGTTAGTCTCCAGCCAAATGGTATTGTGTTGGTATTTAGTAAGTATAATTCTACAACTGGAGCAGCAGAAGAAAACAATTTTAATAGCTTCTTCGTTCCCAAATTATTCATCACGAGTCATAAAGGGTACGGCAACGCTTTTACCATGATGGATATCAACTTTGGACAAATTTGTCACAAATATCTATATATAAATGATACGTATATATCCGGTCATGCGAATAATTCCGCAACCGGCACCGGCACAAGCGGTATCGTATACGCAAATAATAAGTATGTTTTACGCTATGTGTACGGCGTATAAAATGTTTAAAAGGAAGTAATCGACATGACAATATTAGAATTTCTCATTGCTGGTGGTATACCGTCCGCTGTTATGGGTTTCATCGTTTGGTATTTTAAACGTTCGATTGAATTGAAAGATGAAAAACGTAGAGAAGAAGAATATAGACGAGAGGAAGAACGTAAAGAAGCAGAAAAGCAACGTATTGAGCGTGAAAAGAAAGTTGAAAAACTAATGCTCTATATTATGCAAACCAGTCGGGCTACGAATGTATTAGCTGAAGCGACTGCCAAGGCTGTGCAACGTATTCCCGATGCTCACTGTAATGGCGATATGCACGCAGCATTAGAGTTAGCCAATAAGATTCAAAATGAAGAAAAAGATTTCATAATGGATCAAGGCATACAAAATATATTCGAAAGTTAATAGAGAAAGAGGGCGCGTATTATACAACCCCTCTTCTTTTTTGTTCGCGTTATAAACATCCTATAATATGGAAAACAATAAATTATAGGAGAAATACAATTATGAAAAATGAACTTTTTAAAGTAACTATTAAAGTTAAGCACAAACTTGGCACCGACGCATTTACGCTCGGAGAACTTTACGGAATATCTCGTATGATTACTGGAAGTGTTCCAATCAAAGGAGCAAAACTCGATAATAAGACACCTAAATTAGGTGAAGGATTAATGGGTTTCGCAGACTCTGAGGAGAACGCCATAAAGGATACAGACGAATATGAAAACAAGTTTTTCAATGTACAATGCACGAAACGCCAGTACAAGGAACTTGCTAGGACGATTGAAAAGATTCATCCTGATTTATGTATATTCGACATAAGAGGATTGATTTAACCAAAAAAAGAGGAGAACCATTTACAGGCTCTCTTCTTTTTGCTAAAATCGGGTGTAAATGGACTATCTCAGTCCATGATGTCCGGTTCCACCGTTAAATCACGTATAAAAAATAACGTCCGTAACCCGCTTTCCATCAAGCTTTATCTCCTTGATAAGGTCCTGCCAGAACTCTTGTTTCTCTTCGGGCTCTAACGTTGAGTACATTGTTCTAAAATCAGTAGCTAGCAATTCTTTAAGGTGGTCTACATTCCTTGGCTTAGTATCTGCATATTCTTTTTCGGCCTTGGCGATCAGTAATTTAATCTCCGCATCTTCTTTGAAATATTCTTCGTCAGTTTTGTTACCAGCCATATAAGTTACGTTCAAACGTCTTAACCGTTCTTTCAAATTCTTTAACACTCGCTCGACGTCAGATTTATTTTTAGGATGGTTAGCTTCCACTTCAACTTCCGCAATAGTATTTTTCATGAACTCGTCCAGACGTTCTAATAATTGTTTCTCAGTTTTAATTTCAGTCACCGCCTTATGATTTTCGCAACCGCGTCCTCTCCAAGCACAACGGTATGATTTGTTAATTCTACCATATCTTCGGTCACAATCACCACATAATTTATGTCCGCATTCATGGCATCGCATTAACCCTCTGAAGTAATATGGTACCCCAGTAGGAGTTCCTTTAATAGTATCTCGTTCTTGAAATTTAAGGAAATCTTCTGGTGTTACGTACGCTGGACAAAAGTCCTGAACACCACGATGTATTCCGCAATAGAAGTCACTCTGGGTCATTCGTTTCCAAGACTTCCAATCTTTATTTATACCATACACATCAACCATATGGCGGATAGCTTTGTTGAGATTGTTAGATTTGATCAAAATATCCCAAAACTCTTGAACTGCTTTTTGAGTCTCTGGGTCTTTCACCAATCTACTAATACCGGTTTCATCCTCTTCTTTCTTGTACCCAAACGGTAATGCTTTACCTCCGAAACATGCAATCTTATTTTTTCGTTTTTGTTCTAGCACTACTTTAATACGCTCTGCTGTTCTATCGCGTTCATTCTGAGCGACCGCCAAGAAAATCGTAATAGCCATTTGACCGTTAGCTGTAGTAGTATCGTAGTTTTCTTGAATAGCTTTCCATTCGACTTTATTATTATCAAGAACATCTTGTACTTTAAAATATTCTTTAACGGACCGGAACCAACGATCTAATTTGGTGAATAATATCATATCAATCTTCCCAGCTTCCACATCGTCTAATAAACGTTTAAGATCAGGACGTTTTAACGGCGGCTTTGCTCCAGATATCCCTTCGTCCAGATAGACCCCGACGACTTTCATATTGTTTTCTTTAGCGTATTTCTCTAATGCTTCTACTTGGGCTTCAATTGAATAACCACTAAGTGCTTGCTCTTCCGTACTAACCCTTCCATAAATACCTACTCTGATAATTCTGCTCATGATGTAATTTCCTCCAGTTTTACCAATATTTACTCGTTGATTTTCAATTTTACAATTTTTATAATATTTTCAGAACATTTGTTCTAACTAAACCTTGCCCCGGTTGAAAGGAGCCGTATTACCACGTGAAGCAAGAATTACTCGAACTATTAGAAACACTCACTGAAGACGAGATTGAATACTTGTACGAATTTGCTAAGAAGTTATTTACTTTCTAAGGCTACGTATAAGGTCTCGCACCATTTTTTGGTTCTCCTCACTCAATAAATAATAATCCTTAATAGATTCCATCAACTCAAAATCTGTAATTATCCTGACATGAAGATCAGCGGCGTCTCTTGGCGACTCAGTAAAGATGAGCTCTGATGGTCTAATATTTAAAGCACTTGCAATTTTCTGTAAGGTGCTTCTTTTTATATTTACGACTCTTCCATTTTCGTATTTAGCTATGGCTGATTTCTGGACGCCAACTATATCTCCAAGTTCTTGCTGTGTAAGCCCCCTTTCTAATCTAGCTTTCTTAATTTTTTGTCCTATTTCCAACTGTGTACCTCCCTTCGAGTGTCTTTATTATAAACTTTTATGTCTAAAAAATCAATTTTAGTGTTGACATACACTTTTAGGGCGTAGTAAAGTAAAAGTGTCTTAATTAGACACCGAGTGAGGAGAGCTGAGAAATGAAATCTAGAATAGAAGAGGTACTTAGTCGAATTTTAAGTCAGAAGCACGACGCTAAGATTCAAATTAAGTTTAAGGAGGATGAAAATGAGAAAAGACGACATCATCACAGAACTAGTCGAGCTGATTCTACTGCAAGAAAGAGAGCTTGATTCGCTTAAAAGAAAAATTAAAAGAATCGAAGAATACATAGAAGTTTACGAAGAGTACATAAGAGGTGAAGATTGATGGCTACGAATTTACGAGCTGAACTATCCATACGTAACAAATATCGTATTGATAAACATCGACATTACGAACTCAAACATTTTTGTTTACAGTACCCAAGTTGGAAACAAGCATACGCTGAGTTCGATGACGAAGGGATGCCGCTTTCGATGATCGAGAGAGTTTCAACCAGCAACCTTCCAGGCGATCCGACTGCTAAGCGAGCAATAATGAAAACTCATTACGCTGAGAAAATGCATCTGGTTGAGAAAGCCGCAATGGAAGCTGACAGATATTTATCTGAATACATATTAAAAGCAGTAACTGAAAATCTATCATATTCGTATTTAAAGTCAAAGATGGGTATACCGTGTGGTCAGGACATGTCCTCTGAACGGTATCG